AGTACCGCCGTCATCGCTCGTCTCCTTTTCGATCTCGTTTACCGAGCAAGCCGCTCGGTCATCCAAAGGCCAGTGCCGACGCGGCGCGTGCGCCTGTGCTGCCGCGCCGCGTCTTCAGGGGTCGACCAGAAGCTGGCGAGCCGTCCGTGCGCCTCGCTGAACCATCGCTCGACCGCCAGCGCGTGCGAGCAAGGCCGCGACCGCGTGTCGTGGTACGCTGCCCAGTCGCACGTGCAGATCAGCCCCGAGGCCGTGTCGACCACGACGTAGGTGGATCCGCTCGGGCTCACGACCTCGAAGTGTCCGCGCCCGGCGGGGTGAACCTTGCAAACCTTCACTTTGGTCTGCAACAGCTTCGCGTGTCTCTTCATCGTCGCGCCTCCCTCCAGTTGGAACGATCGGCCTGCCGTCATCAGGGGATAGCCGGCCAGTGCCATCCCGACCCTGGGCCATCGGCCCAGGGTTTCGGCTTATTCCAGCTTGCCGAAGACCTTCTCCAACGTCGACCGCGTGTCTTCGACGTGTTCGAGGCCGCGCACCGTGTCAACCAGCTTGTCGATGTCGAGCGGGCTGCTGCCTGCCCAACCGTCGACACCTTCCTCGATCAGCGTTCGCATCGCGGCGTCAAAGTAACCAGCGTGTGGCTCGCGGCATTCGTTGTCCAGCATCGTGATGAGCGCGTTCTTGAAGTAGCGCAGGGCCGCCGTTGCCTGCTCGGCCGCGCTGATCCAATCGCTCAACGTTTGTTCGTCGCGCTCGCATTTGAAGTCAGCGTGCATGCGCTCGATCGTGCGTTTGCCCCGATCGGCGCCCAGGGCAGCGACGATGTCTTCCTGCGAGAGCAGGCCGTCGTGATACTGGCGTTTCATCCACTCGTACCCGTGATCCATCAATATGATAGTCATCGTATCCCCCTTATTAGGTCGAACTCTTGTGCCGTCCAGTTGACGCCACGTTGGGAGCCACCGAGGGAGTCGAACCCTCAGCGTCCGGCAAGCCCGCCTGGCTCCCAACGGGACGCCAACATGCTTGTTGTCCCGTTTCCTGCTTTCCTCGTCGTTCTCGGACTCCAGTTCTCGTTTTCCCTTCCTTCATCGCTTGATTCTCCCCTGTCCGTGTAGGGTGTGATCCTGCCAACTGCCCGATTCATAGGTGTAACCTGCTGAAGCAGGTTACCGGTTGAGTCAGAAGGTCACGCCGGAGTTGCACCGTCAGGAAGGTTAACATAATATAACCCAGTCGAGTGGATTCTACAGGCCAGTGGGGATCATACTAGCCCCGGGCCTCCCGGAGGTGAAGCTGGGAATTGGAGTGTACGTCAGTCCTGAGCGAGGTGCCACCGTCGGGTGTGAGGGCGATCTGATCCTTCCTGGTTGTTAATGTTCGTGAGGCAACATTATCTTACCACGTAGCTGGCGAGTTGTCAACAAAACTGCCGTTCTAACGACCAAAACTGGCAAAACTGCCGTTCTAACACCGACCTAGGGACGCTTGAGATCGCTCGACTGCCGTTCCTCGTTCCCTAGCTGAAACGCTCATTTATATACACAACTGCCGACCTCGGCGGTTCTGTTGACAAAAGGTCGCCCGTCGGCTACAATGAAGGTACCGATCGAGCTGACCGGGTACCCGGTCACATGCACGCGTCGGTGCGACGCGCACTCCTTCCACGCTCCAGCGCGTGCCAGACAGTTACAGGAGGTCTCCCATGTTTCGCAAGCGTCTCGTCACCGTGCTGAAGGTCGTCGCCATCCCCATCACTGCCGTGTTCGGACTCCTCTGCATGATCGTCACCCCCATCGCAGCTCAAGGGCTGTTCCAGGAAGCGCCGATCACCGGCATCCCCATGATCGACGACGCGCTCGTTTCGGCTGCGCTTGGCACCGTGATCCTTGGCATCGTCGAGCTGCTCAAACGGCTACGCATCTTGCCAGACGGCACAGCAGGTATCTGGGCGTCGGCTGCCGGCGTGGTCACCTTCGCTGTCATGCAGCTCGCCGGCGGGTACGGCGTCGACGTCATGGATCCTGAGATACAATGGTACGTGAGCGTTGCCACGAAGATCGTAGACCTCGCCCTGCTCGTCCTCACACCGATCGTTGAGTTCAAGGCGCTACGCGCCGCCCGAGTGTTCCCACCCTTGCGTGAACGCGCGGCTGAGGAATGATGCAGGTCTGATCCATGCCTGATGCTTTCCAGTTTGATACGCAAGACCCTCTCGCACAGTGTGAAGGCGAGAGCGACCGCGCGAACGCAGCTCTGCGTGACTACGCCCACATGGGCGCGGGGCGGTCCCTGCGCCGCCTCGCCAAGCGTTACGCAAGCGTTCCGCAGACGGAAGCTCCCCCCACGCGCTCCGCTGGCACGGTTTCCGGTTGGAGCGTGCGTTACGCTTGGCAAGCACGCATCGCCGTTTGGACGCAGATCGACCAGCAGGAAGAGGAGGACGAGTGGAAGGCGCGACGCGCGCGCATCCGAGCGGACGCGTGGCAGGACTACGAGCAGCTGATCGAGCTGTGCCGCCAGATCACGGCTGCCGGGCCGACGTTCGTCCGCCGCACCCAACGCGTGGTCGACGAGGGCAAGCCGTCCATCATCGGGCCAGGCGGCGAGGTGCTTCACGCAGGGTCACCCCGCCAAGTCGTGATCACGCTGGCGCTCGACACCGTCGCGCTTTCGCGGCTGCGCAAGGTCGCGTCAGAGCTTGCCACGCAAGCGTCCGCAGACCTGGACGACGCGCTCGCCAGCGGGGTGATCCTTCACATCGTGCGCGACCGGGATGATACATCTAACGGTTCATCTGCGTAAGCTCCACGCCAAGCAAGAGTGGGTATCATCCAACCTCGTCAAGCGCAACATCGTCGACGCGGGGCGTCGCTCGGGCAAGACGACGCTCGCCTCAGACATCGCCGTTAACAAGTTCTGCGAGGGCCGGCGCGTCCTGTACGGCGTGCCGACGATGGAGCAGATCGACCGCTTTTGGTTCGAGGTCAAGCTGGCCTTGGCCGAACCGCTGCAGCGTGGCATCCTGTACAAGAACGAGAGCCGGCACGTCATCGAGGTGCCTGGCACCGAGCAGCGCATCAGGGCCAAGACGTGCTGGAACGCTGACTCGCTGCGTGGTGACTACGCCGACTTCCTGATCCTCGACGAGTTCCAACTGATGCACGAGGACACCTGGAAGCGCGTCGGCGCGCCGATGCTCCTGGACAACAACGGCGACGCCGTCTTCATCTACACCAACCGGCGCGGTTCCTACTTCGCCTCGCAGATGTACCAGACGGCCCAGGAGCGCGACCAGCTCGCGACCGCCAAGGGTGAGCGCCCGCGCTGGCGCACGTTTCACTTCACGTCGCACGACAACCCGTACCTGTCCAAGACCGCGCTCGAGGAGATCACGGAAGATATGTCACGCGTCGACTACCTGTTGGAGATCCTCGCCCAGGATATCGAGGACGACCCGCGCGCGCTGTGGGAGCGCGACTGGTTAGACGAGCTGCGAGCCATCAGGGCGCCCACCCTGACGCGCGTCGTGGTCGGGGTTGACCCGCCTGGAAGCGCCCAAGGAGCTGAGTGTGGTATAATAGTGGCAGGAACTGCGGTCTTTCACGGCCAGCTCCACGCGTACGTCATCGGTGACCGCTCGATCCGTGGCACGCCCAAGACCTGGGGCCAGGCCGTCTTGAGCGCTTACAACCTCCACGAAGCAGACATGATCATCGGAGAGGTCAACTTCGGCGGCGACATGGTCGAGGCCGTGATCCGCGCGGCGGCTGAGGCTGATTCCAAGTTCCGCTACAAGGGCGTACGGGCCAGTCGAGGCAAGGCGATCCGAGCCGACCCGATCGTCGCGCAGTACGAGAAGAAGCGCGTCCATCACGTCGGCACCTTCACGGCTCTGGAGGACGAGCTGTGCACGTGGTTCCCTGGAGGCGGACCGTCACCCAACCGGCTCGACGCGCTGGTTTGGGCTTTATCAGAGCTGCTCGTGCTGCCCAACAAGCGTCGCCGCAAGGTGCGCGGGATGAGGACGGGCTGACAAGGAGGATGTGATGGAAACGAACGATCGAATCGCAGCCATGCGCGACGCCCGCCTGTTCGGCGCGACGCAGGCGCTGTCGCGCCTGATGCTCGCGTCGATGTTCGGTCAGAAGGCCTACGCGGGCGACCGTGACTACGAGCTGATCCTGGGTTACCCGAAGCAACCTAGCTTTCAAACGTACCGCAACCTGTACGAGAAGTGGAGCCTCGCCGGTCGCATCGTCGACCTGCCGGCCAAGGACACTTGGAAGTATCCGCCCGCCGTGACGGAACACGGTCGCGCGGACACCGACTTCACGAAGACCTTCGCGGAGCTGAACGAGCGCGTCCACGTCTGGAGCTCCCTGATGCGTCTCGACCAACTGGCCGGTATCGGTCAGTACGGGGTCATGCTCATCGGCGTGCGCGACGGCGGCGCCCTTGAGGAACTCGTCGCTCCTGGATCGCTCTCTGATCAAGGGCCGGCGGGCATCCTGTACCTGCGCCCGCTCAACGAGGGCAGCGTGACCGTCTACCAGAAGAACAGCGACACGGCCAACGAGCGGTTCGGCTTGCCGGAGCTGTACAAGCTCAACCTGGAGTCAGGTAAGGAAGAGGTCATCGTTCATTGGCACCGCGTGCTCCACGTGGCCGAGAACTGCACGACGTCCCCTTGGCAGGGGCAGTCGCGCCTCGCGCGCTGCATGCAGCCGCTGCACAACATCATCAAGCTGGTCGGCGGCGGTGCCGAAGCAGCCTGGCTCGCCATGCGGCCGGGCACGCTTCTGACCACGCAGCCGGACTACGAGATCGACGATGACGACATCAAGGACACGATCCAGCAAGAGATCAAGGAGTACGCCCACGACATGCTGCGCTTCCTTACGATCGAGGGAATGAACGCGCAGCAGCTTGGGACGCCGGACGTGCCGAACATCGAGAGTCAGTTCGACGCCAACATCGCGCTCATCGCTGCCGAGAGCGGCATCCCTCAGCGTGTGCTTCTCGGTAGCGCCGCTGGTGAGCTCGCTGCCGCCAAGTACGACTTGAAGCAGTGGGCAGGCGTCATATCAGCTCGCCAGCAGAACTACGCCGGACCTGAGATCGTGCGCCCGTTCGTTGAACGTCTGCAAGCGTGGGGGATCCTTCCGCCCACGCCTGATGGGTTCACGTTGGGGATCGCCGAGCCCGGTTCAGATGATTACCGCTGGCCGACGATCCTACAGACCGACGCGCTGGAAGAGAGCGAGATCCTGCGGAACAAGGCCGCCGCCGTTCAGTCGTTGACCGATAAGGTGCAGATGATCATGCCGTCGACGATGACCGAGCGCCGGCAGTGGCTTGGCTTGCCCGCTGAGCCACCGAACGAACAGATCGCCGTCGAACGCGCCGGCGAACCGTCCGCCGTCGTCGTCAACGCCCTGTCGAACCTCGCGGAGGGCAAGATCACGATCGAGCAGTTCTCGCAGTTCGTCGTGTCCTTGCTGATGGAGCACGTACAGGAGTGAGCATGACGGAACTCGCCGCTTACGCAGAGCTTGGAGCCTTCGTCAGTGGAGGGCAATCGTCCTACGTTGCCGGGCTGCGTGCGGCCGTACGCGCGCTCTGGTCGGGCGTGATGACTTCCGAACAGGCCACGGACGCCTTCCAGTCTGCCGTCTCCCGGGGCGTGACGAGTGCCTGGTACGCTGGGCTGAAGGAGCTGGGCATCACGCCGGCAGAGATGAGCGAGGAAGAGCGCGCCGCGTTGTTGGACGAGAAGATCGCGCAGCTCACCTACGCCGCGAACGCGATCGCTGAGATGGCGCAAGCCGTCGAGGACGGGGTGAAGCTTTCCACGCTTATGAATCGCGTTTCTTACTGGGAGCGCGCCTACGGGCACATCAGAGAGAAGGCCGTTTCGCTCGCCGAAACGAACCCCAAGATGCGTTGGGAGTACGGCGACACGATCGACCATTGCCTCGATTGCTCGCGCGTGGCCGGGCGCGTGTACCGTAAGAAGACGTGGGACAAGTACGGATGGGTGCCGGGGAGCCGCGAGCTGAACTGCGGAGGCTGGCAATGCGATTGTCGACGGGTGGTGACGAAAGACCCGGTGACGCCGGGGCGTCCGCCCAACATGGTCGGACCGGGATGACGGGGGTGCGTATGAGCACGACGAGACGAGAGTTCTTGAAGGGGATGACGGCGAGCGCAGCACTGGCGGCGCTCGGGCGGTTGCCAGCGCCGCAAGGGCGTCTTTGGCTTGGGCGAGAGACGCCCTACGTGAAGGGCGACTTCAGCTTTACTACTGGCATCGGGCGGGGCAGCCCGCTCCTGTGGGATAACTGCCGGGTTGATCTCGGGGTCGACCTGGCGCAATGCGAGGGCGAGAACTGCGCTATGGCCTTTGGCGGCATCAACGGGCGAACGGTCTTCGTGGATCCGCACCATGGCAGTAATCACGCGAGCGGCACGAGCACAAGCGACGCCGTTCGCACGCTCGCGCAAGCCCTCAATCTATCAGACCCCGTCGAGGGTGCAGACGAATGGATCATCTTGCCGTAATCGAGATCGCGCTTTGGACGGTCGTCGCCGGGGCGTTAGCCGTTGCCTTTGCCTGGCTTTTCGTTCGCCTCTTCCTGGCGCTGATCAGCCCACTCTTCGGCTTCTATCACAAGAACGACGCCGGCAAAACGAACGGCGGTTGACAAGCGCACGTAACTCCAGTACAATGAGTGTGTAAGCCGCGAGCACAACACACGTCATCGCAGCAGCGAACCCGATGACCGGGTTGTGCTCTTTTCTAACGTGATGGCCAATGGCAGACCTGTTCGACCGTCTCTATCTTTCGTCACCCAACGACGCCTCGATCGGCGTTCATTACTTCCGCGCGGCGATGGGCGACTACGCGACCGGCCACAGCACGCGCCAAGAGATCATCGGCCATTGGGCGCTCGATGCTGAAGCACAAGCCGATCTGAACGTGCTGTGCGACCACGTCGACAGTCTGAGCGTGTTGGGCAAGGCTGGGTTTCTCCTGGAGCTGCACGACGTGCTGATGATCGCCGAGGAAGGCGCCAAGTACACGACCAAGGCCGCGTTTAGAGCGCGGCTGGGGCTGTAATGTGGGCGTTACCTGTGCCGTCACGCGCGCCGCGTGCGCCGTCGGGGGTGGCAATCAGAACATCACCACCGACGACCTCGGCGGGCTTACGCCGGTCGCCGCCTTGTTCATCGTCACCCGCGCTACAGCTGATGGCGTTGCCGCCGACCATTTCGTCTGGAGCATCGGGGCGGCCACCGCTGCCGCTGAGCAATGGGCTTGCTGCATCGGCAGCGAGCACAACCACGGTACGTCCGACGCCTACCGCCGAGGGGCGACCGACGAGTGCGTCTACATCACCGACCCGACCGACGGCACGGTTGACGGTGAAGCGAACCTTAACACCTTCATAGAAAACGGAGTGACGATCACCTGGGGCAACGCGCCAGCAGGCGCGTACCTCTTGACGGTCGTCTTCTTCGCCGGCACCGACGTCAGCGCCCACGCCGACACGTTCAACCCAGACGCGACTGAAGACCAAGCCACCAACGTCACCGATCCAGGGTTCGAGCCGGACCTGGTCTTCTTCGCCGGCACCGACTCGCTGATGAACGACGCGTCTGCGAACGGGGCGCCCAACGCGGTTGGAGTCGTCGCCAACATCGCCGGAACGCCGCAGGGCTGCAAGGCGATCTACATCTCAGACAATAGCGGCACGTCGAGCTCTGATGGCACCACCGTTCACGACCGGGTGTACCAGGCCACGAACGGGGTCGGCAACGTCAAGTACACCCTGGAGATCGACGACTTCGACTCGGACGGTTTCAGCGCGTACTCGCGGGACGGCGGTGGGGACGCGAACGACGACATCGGCTACCTGGCGCTCAACTTCAACGCTGCCGTCAAGGTCTGGTGCGGGGGGTACGACTCGCCCACGGGCAACGGCAACGACTCGGACACCTCGCCGGGCTTCAAGCCTCAATTGCTCGTCCTGTTCCCGAACACGTGCGCCGCCGTCGACACGGTGTATGAAGACGGCAAGGGAAGCGTGCAGTGCATCTCGGTCATTGACGGGGACGAGGCTTACTGCATGTCGGCAGCTGATGAAGACAATCAGGGCACGACCGACTCGCAGAGCTTGAGCGATAACCAGGCCGTCAACCTGCCCTACGACGACGGTAGCCAGGCTTACGCCGCAACGTTCGTGAGCTTCGACGCGACCGGATGGACGCTGAACTTCACCAACACCGACGGCACCGCTCACAAGTGGTACGGGTTCGCCGTCGAGGAAGTCAGCGCCGTCCAAGAGGACGTAGCGCTCACGATCACGCACGTCCGAGCCGTCACCGAGGCGGGTGCCGCTGCAGGAGCGGGAGCTCCCGCAGCACTCGCTCGATCGCACGCTATTACCGCAGGTGGGGCTGGCGCAGCTGCCGGGACTGCGTCCCTCACCTCAGTTCGTACCTTTACAATGCAGGGCACGGCTCAAGGCGAGTCTGCCCTCCCCTTGAGTCGCAGCCTGGACATCGCCCAAGCAGGAGCGGCGCAGGCTAGCAACGCCGTCGCGCTACTGCGCGTCCTCACCGTAGCGACCGTCTCGCTGGGCCAGGCAGCCAGCGGCACCTCGCTCACCCACTCGCTCGCTCTATCGACCATCGCAGGTTCAGCAAGCGAAGGCGGCGTGTCGCTGGCTAGCCAACTTGGAGCCGTCCCTGGGGCTGGCGCCGTCACGTTGGCCGCGTTGGGCTTGGCGGACGATCTTGGCCTGACGGTGAACGGTCTGTTCGTCGTCGGGGTCGGGCTCACGCTGGCCGGCCAGCGGGCGATCTCGTCTGCTGCGAGTGCTGCCGGTCAAGCGACGCTCACGCAAGCCAGGGCTATAGGGATCACGCCGGGCGCGGCGTCCACGGCGCAAGCTGACGCGACGTTGGGGGTGGTGATCGAGCTTTCTGCTCAAGCTGCCGGCCAAGCCGGAGCCGCTTTCTCGTTGGCGCTCGCCCGCGCCGCGCTCATCGCTGGTGCTGCTGGCGTGAACGTAAGCGTGCTTCTCGCAGTCGCGAGGGCTTTGGCGGGAACGGCACAGGCTGGAGCGCAGGCGAGCCAAGCGGTAGCCCGGTCGGTCGGGGCCGCGGTGCAAGCTGGCGCGACCGCCGTAGCAGACACGACGTTGTCAGCAGACCGCGCTTTCTCTGCGGAGGCTGAGGCCAGCGTGACCGCGACTCTCGCGTTGGCGTTAGTGGAGGCCGTGGCACAGTCCGGCACGGCACAAGCCAGCGCGCATTGCCCTGGGTGCAATTTCGTCACGGGGTTTGCGCTCACGCCGGCAGGCGGGGCCGCGACGCAGGCCAGCACGACCGTGAGCCACGTGCTACAGCTCACGACCGACGGTCGGTTCTTGGTGTACGCGAGCTTGTCGTTGGACGCCAACCGGGCCATCGCTGCCGAGGCCATCGCGCAAGCTGAGAGCGCCGCCGCCGCCGCCATCACGCAGACCGTAGAGCCGGCTGGCAGCGTCGCAGCCGGCGGCGCGATCATCGTTCCCCTGGACCTGGACGTTACGACGGCCAGCAGTCGCGGCGTGACCGGGGCGATCGTTACGGCCATCGAGCACGCCGTCGCGGTCGGCACGATGATCTTCCCGGTGCCGTGCGAGCGCATCTACGTCGTGGTCGTCGAGGGAAGGGCCTACGCCGTCGCGCTCAACGTTCGGACGGCGACGATCGAGCTTGAGACACGCAGCGCGGGCGTCGCCGTTGAAGGACGCAGCACGACCGTTTCGGCAGAAGACCGCACCTTCGAGGTGCCGGATCCAACTGAATAGGAGAGCTATCATGCCAGTACAGTATGGCAGTCAAGTTGAAGATCATTACCGCGCCGCCGCCGGAGCGAGGGCCGGCGTTGAAGGTCGCATCGTGTTTGGCAATCGCTTCCACGTCGAGTGCCACGACAAGCACGGCAAGCTGAAGTGGGCCGACGACTTCGAGAACCTGGTCGTCAACGAAGGGCTCGATCACGCGTTGGAGCAACACCTGAAGGGGTCGGGCTATACCGCAGCCTGGTACGTGGGCCTGACCGACGGCACGCCTACCGTCGCCGCTGGTGACACGATGGGCAGCCACGCCGGATGGACTGAGGTCGAAGATTATGACGAGGCGGTCCGCCAGACGCTCACGTTGGGTGCTGTATCGAGCCAGTCGGTCGACAACTCGGGCAGCCCTGCGGCGTTCACGATCGACTCTGACGACACGACCATCGGCGGGGCGTTCATCGCCACCGACGACACCAAGGGCGGGTCGGGGGGCACGCTGTACGGGGGTGGAGTTTTCACCGCAGGCGACAAGACCCTTGACGACGACGACACGCTCAGCGTGACGGTGACCTGCACGGCCTCCGCGTCGTAGGGGAGCTGGCATGGGCGAGACGTTCGACAAGGATCCGAGCGCCAAGTTAGACTACACCGTCGACTGGTCGAGCTGGCTTTGCGCCGGCGAGACGATCACGGCAAGCGACTGGACGGTGCCGGACGGATTGACTGAAGCTTCCGCGTCGTTCGACGACGACAGCGCGACCGTCTGGCTCACCGGCGGTACCGATGATACGGACTACAAGGTCGTCAATCAGATCACGACCAACGCGGGACGCATCGACCAACGGACGATCGTTATAGCCGTGAAGGAAAGGTGACGTATGCCTTACGAGAAGTGGACCGACGTCAACACGGCGATCCGCGGGATCAAGCCGCAAGTCACGCTGGAGCAAGCCAACTTGATCGCCCGCTGGGCCGACGCGATCGAATCCGGAGACAACCCGCCGGACAGCCCGTGGGCCGCCGCGATCGCTCAGTTCAAGAAGGCGTACGAGGTCAAGGACGGCAAGTGGGTCAAGCAGGAAGGATCGTCTGCGAGCAACATGCTGACGGTCTGCACCCTGATGGACACGCAGGCCACGCAGCGCCAGTACCAGGGCCGCGACTACCTCGTGTCGCCGGCTATCCTCATCAAGGAAGGCGTCGTCATGAACGGCGAGCTGCCGGACGCCGAAGAGGTCTCACACCTGCCCTATGCCTGGGCCGGACGCCCGCTCGTCATGGATCACCCCAAGGATGCAGCTGGAGACCTCATCAGCGCCAACGACCCGACTGTACTGGACACCGTCGGCCTGGGCTGGGTGTTCAATCCTGAATGGCGTGACGGCGCCTTGCACGTCGAGCTGTGGACGGACATCGCCAAGGCGCAGGTCAAGGGTGGCTCATACGCGAGCGTGCTGAACAAGCAGCGCGTCGGCGAGCCGATCGAGATCAGCTCCGCTTACTTCCGCGACCGCGACTTCCAGGCTGGGGAGTCTGGAGGGCGTCCGTTCTTCACGCGGGCCTTCAACATGCGACCCGATCACGTGGCCGTCATCATGGACGGACAGGGCGCGTGTTCCTGGGAGGACGGATGTGGAGCGCCGCGCGTGAACATGGCCGTCAACATCAGGTCGAGCGCGCGGACGCCTGATTACAAGGGCACGGAGACGACGTCGTGGGAGAGCGCGAACAAGTCACTGGCGGCCTACATCGCCGGTTACTACAAGCACTCCAGAGCGTCCAAGCCGGACGAGCCGGTGAAGACCGTCGGCGATATGCCGGCAGCCATGAAGACCTGGATCGCGTCGAAGTCGTTGTTGGGAGACGCGGGAGCTGACGAGTTCAGCGACCTGTTGTTCTTCCCGGTGGTGAATCCAGGCACGAACAAGCTCAACGCCGGCGCTTTGCAGGCCGTCATCAGCGGTCGCGGCGCGCAGGCGAAGATCGCGGAGGGCGCCAAGTCGTCCGCACAGGAGCGGGCGAGGGGTCTGATCGACAAGGAGTTTCAGTCGGAGAAGACCGCCGCCCAAAGGTTAGTCGCAGCCCTTAACTCCATCGTCGGGATGGTGGGGGCGCACATCACTCTACAGGAGGCCGATCAGATGGATGAGAATCGAACGCTAATTCTCGACGATGGGCGTTTCGGATTGTCTCAGGAGCTGGTCGAAGGCTTGTCTGATGACGCAGCGGAGAAGTTCGCCGCTTTCATCAAGGACAACCCCGCGACCGAGCCGAAGGACAAGGACGAAGACCCGGAAGGGAAGAAGCAGAAAGCAACCGAAGACCCGGAGAAGGGCGAAGACGACGAAGAACAGGGCGAAGACGAGAAGCAGGCGGCCAACGTCGAGCTTCCCGCAGAGGTCGCCGAGCTGGCTCAGTTCATCAAGGACGCTGGCGGGGCTGATACCCTGAAGGCATCCTTGGCCGAGCTGGCTCAGAACGCGCAACAGGAGCGCGCCGAGCTGGTCGAGCTGTTGGTCGCTAACGACGCATGCGTCGTGCCGCAGGAGACACTCGAGCAGCTGCCGGTCACGACCCTGCGTGCGTTGAAGGCGTCCTTCATCAAGCCAGACTACTCCGGCCAGGGACTGGTGGTCGCGTCCAAGGACAAGATCACGCCACTAGCGCGTCCGGACGTGTTCGCCGTCAAGGCGGACTGACGGGCGTCGAGATATAACGGAGGTTTTCAGAATGGCAAGGACAACTACACACCATCAGATCATCGTCCGCCAGGGACCTCACGGCGTGGCGCGCGCTGAGCGCGTCTGCGGCGAGGCCATCACGCCGGGGCATCTGTTGGAGGTCGACTCCAGCGAGCACTACATCAAGCACGACGGCGCCGAGGAGTTCCTCCCTCGCAAGATCGTCGCGCTGGAAACCCTGACGCCGGACACGATCACCTACCCGACCACAGCCATGATCGACATCCCGTACGCCAGTGGTGACACGGTGTACGCGGGCATCGTCGGGCCGGGCGATCGCGCGTATATGTTCCTCGCGGCCGGCTACACTGCCGTCGAGGGCGTAAGCCAGTTGTGCAGCGCCGGTGACGGCACGTTGCACGTCAACGACTCGGTCAGCGACAAAGCCGTGGTCTTCGGCGTGCCCGCCGAGGACAAGGACAACTCTGGCGGGACCGCTGCCGTGAGGGTGCTCGTCGACGTCTCCTGAGCGGGACGATCATCAGAGCACGAACAGAAGGAGAACTGACATGCTACATCCTATCACAGTCAACATCCTCCAGGATCCTGCCGCACTGGAGGACTTCATCACGAACTCCTGGCGTCCGCACGGCTTCTCGCCGGATGGACGTGCCGTCGACGCGAACGGCCAGATCATCGGCAACGCGTGGCTGAACCGGGAGGAGTGGGAACGCCTCGACGCCGTCGTCATGGCAATGGGCAAGCAGCGGCTGGGTGCTTGGCAGGACGTCATCAACGCCGGCCTGCGTTCGAACACCACGCTCGCGGAGGAGTTCAGCAAGTGGCGCGTAGCGAGCGAGCGCACGGAAGCGACCGTCTCTATGGACTTCCGCACGCGGGTCGACTACGATCGGACAGACCGGAAGACCTACGGCGTTCCAATCCCCATCTTCAGCGCAGCCTTCAGCATGGGACGCCGGGAGCTGGCGGTCGTTCGCGCGACCGGCGGCGACGTGGAGACCTTCGAGGCCGAGCAGGCCGCCGAGGCCGTCGCGGAGAAGGTCGAGGCCACCCTGGTAAACGGGAACACCGACGTCGTGATTGGCGGCTCCAGCATCGCTGGGTATACCACGCTCAGCGCCCGCGACACCGGGACCGCCGCCGCTTACGGCGGGGGCGACTTCGGCACCATCACGAACATCTATCCGACCTTCACTGGCATGATGGCCGCACTGGCTGCCAAGCGCTTTTACGGGCCGTTCGGCTGCTACCTCGCCTCCACCCAGTACAACCAGATGCTCGACTTCTACTCCGACGGGTCGGGACAGAAAGCTCTCGATCGGGTCGTGGGGCTGAACGAGATTCAGTTCGTCAAGCCGCATGACCTGATGACCGATGGCGAGCTGCTGATGGTGCAGCTTACAAGGGACGTCGTCGACGTTCGCATCGGGCTGAGCTTGGAAACGCGACGCTGGGAGACACCGAGCGGGAGCGAGATGCACTTCCTGGTCGTGTTCTGCGGTACACCTCGCGTGAAGCAGAACTACGAAGGCAATGCAGGAATCGCGCACGCTACAGCTTGCTAGGAAAGGAGCACATGGCTAAGAAGTATCTCTGTGAGGTACGGGCTCGCTGCACGTACGGGCCGGGAGGGAAGATCGCGGCTGGAGAGCGAGTCGAAGTGACGCAGGCGGAGCTTGACGCCTTCGGTGACAAGCTCCAACTCGTCAACCTCGACCACGCGCCGGCCGAACCGTCCCTGCTCGTCGTGCGGCCCGAGCCGGAGGACGCCGAACGAATGCTGACGGACGCTGAGCGAGAACTCATCGAGGAAGCGTTGGAGGTCCGCGTCGATACGTCGAACGCGACCGACAAGGCCAAGGAGCTGGCCGGCAGCATAGGCATCCATCTGGCGGACGTCGAAGGGACCGGCGAAGACGGGCGCGTCCTCGTCAAGGACGTGCGCGCGCGCGCCAAAGCTCTCGGGCTAGAGGTCGATGGGTAGATGGCTCAACTGTCCGACACCGCCGTTGTGGACGCGAACGAGGTCAAGGAGATCCTAGAGACAGACTTGACGACCGACCAGCTGAACGCGTTTATCAACATGGCAGTAGCCTTGCTGGCACCCGTCAAGGCCGCGATCGCCGCCCGCGCCGGCGCTGCCGGCTACAAGCAGATCGAGCTGCTGGTCGCCGCCCACCTCTCCACGATGCGCGAGCGCACCGTCAAGAGCAAGTCGGTCGGCGGGCAGTTCAGCGTCACCTTCATGGGCAAGGACGGCTTGGGACTCAACTCGTCCTTGTACGGCCAGCAAGCCCTAGTTCTCGACGGATCGGGCTCTCTCGCCAGCTTGGGGAAGAGGCGCGTCAAGTTCCACGTCACGACCTACGAGGACGTCAAGACGCTCAACGTCGACGATGACTGATGACCGACAATGCGTTCACGCGCGAGCTGGTGCATTCGTGCACTGTCGTGCGGCCCGACACGACGCCGAGCGCGACTGGTGACGTAACGCCAGATTGCGCCGGTGGGTCTGCCGTCGGGACGTACGATTGTCTCTACCTGGAGCAACGTACCACGCGGGCGACCCATTCGCAAGGGTTCGTGTTCGCCGACGAGCGCAAGCTGCTCTTCGAGCCGGCTACGCCGATCCAGGCCGGTGACTGTGTCACGAGCGTCACGCTCAAGGCCGACGGGTCAAGCGTGACGGTTGAGACGCTTACCGTCGAAACGATCACGAAGCACCGGGATCACAAAGCGGATCATCACATCGTCGCGGTGGTCGATCGGGTGGGTTGATGGCGCTACGCGAGAAGGTTCTTGGGCTGAAAGACCTGGAAAGGGACTTGGGCAAGGTCGCCGCTGTGGTCGTCAAGCCACAGGCCGGCATCGCGGACTCGCTCCAGGTCGGGGTGCAGATCGTCGTCGACGAGGCACGCCGGAACGTGTGGGAGCTGTTCGACACGTCGGGCGACTTCCCGTCGCGCATCAAGGTGCGTCGGGTGAATCAGTACCGCGTCGACCTCGTCGTCGACGCCGTGTACGCCAAGGTTCACGAGTATGGGGGAACGTTCACGATCACGGCGCAACAACGGCGGTTCTTTTGGGCCAAATGGTACGAGACGAACGACGAGATGTGGAAGGCGTTGGCGTTGAGCACGCGTTACACGATACCGCCGCGCCCTTACGTCCGTCCGGCCATCGACACGAAGCGTGAAGAAGCAATCGAAGTGGCAGCAGAAGATTTGGCAGACCGCATCGCTGCTGCCGTATGATAAAGGAGTATCGACATGACTATGTCACGTCAAGAACTGAAGAACGCCAAGGGCGAGTGGGATCCTTGGGATTTTATGGATGAGTTGATCGACTCGTTCGGCATCGGCGTGTTGTCAGTGTTGGGCGACTTGTACTACGTCGATCCATCCAGCGGTAGCGACGGCAACGACGGTAAAAGCCCGTCGAATGCTTATGCCACGATGCAAACAGCAATCGACGCTTGCACCACCGACAACGGCGACGTCATCGTACGCATGCCGGGTGGCGAGACGGTGTCCAGTGCTATCACGTTCGACAAAAGCGGTATCACCGTGATCCGTGGATGTTTCGGCGGGGATCCGCACGAGGTGGGAGAGAAGTTCTCTACCTATCAGGCAGCAAGTTATACGACCGGGCCGCCTGCCATCATCACCGCCCCGTGCTCTATCATCGGCCTCGAATTCGTAACGCGGCGCACGGCTGCACACGTCTACCCTGACGATACGTGCGCGCAATCGAGCGCAGCGTTGGCAGTTTGCGGACATGGCGGCTCGTTCAACGGCGGATTTGGACTCATCAAAAACTGTCGTTTCACCGACTGGTGGGGAAACCCTTATGGGATCGAGTTCGCCGCAGGCGCGTACTGGAAGGTCGAAGGCTGCACGTTTGAGAGCCTCGACGCGGGCATCTTGTTTCGTGCCACGACGACGCACAATCCAGACAAGTTCCGCATTTGGCGCAATCGTTTCGTCGGTTGCACGGACGGCATCCAAGTGCTGAACGGTTTGGGCTCACCGCACGACCTGGACATCTACGACAACGTGTTTATCGACACGCCGACCGGGATCGACACGAGCGGAGGCCAGGGCGATGGGTTCGTCCGCGGCAACTGGTTCGAGGTCGCGAACACGTCAGCATACGATGATACGGTCGCTAACCTCCAGGCGCAGAGTTGGAACTTCGCCGGCAACCACTACACGGAGTGATCTGATGGCGTGGGGAAAGGTCAATCCCGGCGACCCGCAGGTCACGCTTGATCCTGACAACGACGAGATGCGATGGAACGATGCCGCGCAAGCTGCCCTTGGAAATCCACAGGTGGTCAGCTTGCATTACGATGGACAAGCCAATCGCGGCGGGATCATGTGCGTTGATGCACAATGTCGGCGCACGAATGGAGCGGCTGACGTATTCTTCGTCACGCACGCTTCTGGCGAACATGCCATCGGAGCGGCGGGGAAGCTCGCGGTTATCGGCGTCGAGGAACTGACGACGCTCGACCTGAACGAGCCGGAGGGCGGCGGCGAGGATCCGCAAGACATGGCTATCTGGTGGTTCGACCTATCATGACATGACTGACACGCTGGGAAAGATCGTTTACGATCGAGTGACCGGGCACGCAGGGACTGCCGCGCTGATCGGGACGCGCTGCACGCGCAGCCAGCTCCCGCAGGTGACTGCGTGCCCTTGCGTGGTCTATCACGCGCCCGTATCTGCGTCCGACGAGATATACCGTGATCACGATGGCGCTACGCGCGTTGTCGACCGTGTTCAGCTCGACTGTTGGGGCAAGGATGGGGACGAGGCCGAATCGGTCGCCACGCAGATCGTCGCGGCGTTCAACGGATGGACAGGACACGTCGACGTGGGGTACAGCCTGTTCGTCAACCGGGTTGAGTTCGGGTTCGATCCCGCCGTGCGTGCGTTTCGTCACGTTGTCGATGTGCTGATCGACCACAAGCGCGCCGCATGAAGGCGCCGGAGGGCAGTGATACGTGAAGATCGTTACCTGGACGGATGCGCCTTGGGCGCACACGGGATACGGCATACAGAACCTTATCAACCTAAGGATCCTGCAAGAGCTGGGGCACGAGGTCGTCGTCGCGTCGACGTTCGGCCTTCACGGCGCTGCCTTGACCTGGGGAGACACCACGATCTACCCGGTGTGCCGCAACGATCTCGGAGAGGACGTCTTGCCTACCTACCTGAGCCGCGAACAGGCCGACGTCGTGTTGAGCCTGCTCGACGTTTGGGGAGCGTCCCCCAAGGTGCGCCGCACGATGCCGTGCGCCTGGGCCGCCCAGATACCGGTAGACGGGACACCCGTCTCTGAGCGTATGCGCTACATCATCTCTTCGATCGACTACCCCGCGGCCATCTCTCGCTTCGGACAAGGAGAGCTGGAGAAGGTCGGCGTCGAGGCTGCCTACGTGCCGCTCTCCATCGACACGGAGACCTTCACTCCAGGCAACAAGATGGAAGCGCGCACGCGCTTGGGCCTGCCCCAGGACCGCTTCATCGTCAGCGTCGTGGCGACCAACAAGGGCTATCCGTCGCGCAAGAGCTGGCCGGAGCTACTGCGCGGGTTCGCGCGCTTCCTCGTGGACTGCCCTGCCGCCATGATCTACCTGCATACGACGATGACGCCGTACGGGTCGAAGGGCGTGGGCTTCTACTTCGAGCCGTTCGTTCGGCAGCTCGGCTTATCGCCATCGTCCTACACCTTTCCGGACGAGAAGGAGCTGGCGATCGGGCTCTCTCAAGAGACGATGCGAGACGTGTACGTCGCGTCCGACGTTCTGTTGAGCCCGAGCATGGGAGAAGGCTTCGGTTTGCCGATCGTCGAGGCGCAAGCGTGCGGCTGCCCGGTCATCACGCAGAACTGCACAGCGATGGCCGAGCTGACCGTCAACGGTCTGGCGATCGAGCCGTTGCAGCCGTTTTGGGTGCCGCCGCTGACCTACTACTGGTACCTGGCGAGCGAGCAGCGCATCGCCCGCGCCTTGCATCAGGTTCATGATCGAACCGCCTACGAGGTGGAAACACATGCGTGGGCCGGAATCAACTTCGTGCGCGACGAGTTCTCGATACCCGTCGTGAGAGACCTCTACTGGCGCCCTTGGCTGCGAGAGATGGAGGCGACGCTATGGTAAGCATCGGCTGGCTCCAGGACCGGGAGAGCATCATCGGGGGGTCAGAGCTGTCGTGCTCTCGCTTGATCGAGACTGCACCGGCAGACATCGAGGTCGTCCGTTGCCCGCCCAACAAGAGGCCGCCGCGAAACGTTGCCGCGTTCGTCGTGCAGAACTGCACCACGTACACGCAGCGTTGGATCGAAGAGCTGGCTGTGCATCCTGTCATCAAGCAGGTGCGCGATCCGTGGTACGCAGGTGACGCGGTGCTGCGCCGGTGGATCCTCGATCACGCCGTGCTGGTCACTTTCTCGAGCACCGTGCATCTGGCGACGTTCGGTTACAACGTCAACGCGCCGCACAAGATCATGCCGCCGCCGCTCGACCTGACGCCGTTCAGGGAAGCTGCACTGCCCCGAGCCGAGCGGAGCGGTAACATCTTCGTCGGGCGACTCGACCCTTACAAGGGAGTGCCTGCCCTGATCGACCATGCGCTCTCAGAGCACCTTGAGCTGGACTGTTATGGAGACCCGTACATGAGCTTCGGAAAGCTGCCGTTGAACATCAAGCTCCACGGCCAGGCGCCTTACGAGCTGATGCCGCAGATCATGGGCAAGGCCGACACGCTCTACTTTTGGCCTGAATGGCCGGAGGCGTTTGGAAGGGTCGTCGCTGAGGCGTGGGCTGCCGGGTGCTTCCTTGAGGTTCGAGGGAAGGTCGGGGCGATGGAGTGGATCGGGCACAAGGAGGACGAGATCGAGCAAGGCTCCAGCATGTTCTGGAACGCCGTTCAGGAGGTGATAGCATGAGTCGAGTGGTCTACGTTTTGTCTCTGCCGCGCAGCGGATCATCGTGCATCGCCGGCGCGCTGCATCGCGTGGGCGTCAACATGGGTGAGGGGAACTTCCAGCCGACGGACGCGCGGAATCCACGGGGGTACTACGAGGACGTGCGTTGGAAGCAGGTCATGCAGACCCTCAGCGGCACGCGTTACGCCATGCATCTGCCGACGGGGCTGTCTGCTTGGAACGAGTACGCCATCAACGACTTCGCCAAGCGATGCGCGAAGCACAACCCGCTATGGGGGATGAAGTGCCCGCGCCTCGCCTTCACGCTCCAGGTCATCCAACCGATCGTGAGCGAGTACGTCGCGGAGAGCCGCGTCGTCCACGTCACGCGTGACCTGGGCGAGAGCGTCATGTCGTTGGTCGAGCACTCACTCACGGCTTACGGAGGACGATGGAAGCTGACGCAGCTGGCGGCAGAGGAGAAGCTGCGCTTGTGGCAAGAGCAGCTCGACGCCAGGCTGGAAGCGTTCGACGGGCAGGTGTTCGAGGTGGACTACCAGGAAGTGCTGGAAGATCCGCGACTCATCGTAGAGGAGCTGCGCGACTTCTGCTTCGCTGGCCTGAGCGTCGCCTCGCCTCCGATCGACCGCGCGCTGGAATGGGTCGCGCCGGAGCTGAAGCATCACGGCCAGGATGAGCCGGAGGGAGCCCCGGAGGATGCAGACTGAAGCTGCCATCGTCGTGCCGACGCTTCGGGACAACCTGAAGCTGGGCGCTCGGCTCGATCACGCCGTGAGCATCGCGGGCGTGGACTGCTTGCCCGTCGTCGTGGAGGATCGTTCACGGGAAGGATACACGAGGACGGTCAATCGCGGGATTCGTCTGGCGCTCAAGAAGATACCGAACTACGCGCACATCTTGGTCATGGTCGATGACTGCGTGCCGGTGACGAATAATTGGCTCGTCGTGCTCATCGACGAGATGGAAAGCCGCGCCAGCGCTACCGCCCTCTTCTCTGGGCCATCGGGAACGTGCCGGACGCACCCGCAAAATACCGGGACCGTCGGGGATCATCGGCAGCCCAAGTTCGTCGACCATCTGGCCGGCTTCTGCTGGCTCATCAACAGGCGTGTGATCGACGAGCTTGGATTGCTCGACGAGCAATTCGAGCACTACGCGTCGGACGTTGACTATCAGTGGCGTGCTCATCACGCCTTGGGCGCGCGGTCGCTTTGGGTTCCGCGCGTTTACGTGGAGCACAAGCTCCATGAACCGATCAGTGGGCGGTGGATGAAAGACCACCACGCACTGTCTAACATCTGGGAGGAAAAACGATGACGAGACATCCATCACACGGGTTGAACTTGTACGCCGATTGGAATGGAGGCACGAGCTACGGCCAGATCGGACAGATCAAGGACTGGACCGGCCCGGGGCTGAGCCGCGACTCGAACGACGTGTCGGATCACGACATCGCGGACTTCATGCGGGTCTTCGTCGCCGGACTGACCGACCCTGGAGAGTGCAGCTTCGACGTCAACCTCGACCCGCATGACTCCGAGCACCTTGGAACAGGGGGTACGGGGATGTTCGGCTCGATGCAGGCGGATCCGAGCGTGCTGAACGCCTTCAAGGTCGAGCTGCCCGGCATCGTGGGCGGCACCTTGACGATGACGTTCGACGGCTTCGTGAACGCGTGGGAGCCGTCCGCGCCTGTCGGGGGTTCGCTCAGCGGCTCCGTAGGCATCAAGGTCTCCGGCGCCCCAAGCATGGCCGTGACCTGACACGGTCGCAACAGGAGTGATATATGCCAGACTACACGATCGTATCGAAGCGTGCCGAGTTCCTGAACAACCTGGGCTTCGCTACCGACGTCGTGCCGGTTCCAGAGCTGGGCGAGAAGATGGCCGTGCGTGTTCGGGCCATGTCGGCGTACGAGGTTGAGGAGATCGGGCTCGGGTCGGTCGACAAGCAAGGCAACTTGAACGTCCAGCTCACCCGCTCGATGCGGGCCAAGATCGTCGCCTGGGCCGTCATTGACGAGAACGACGATTCTCTCTTCACCGATAAGGACGTCCGCGCCCTCAACAAGAAGAGCTATGCCGTCATCCTGCGCATCAGCACGCGGGTGATGGAGCTTTCGGGGATGGAGGACGAGGAGAAGCGCCTCATGATCGAGTGCCCAGAGTGCGGGTGCGAGCACGAGGTCGACCTCGTCGCTCTCGGCGAACGCTACGATAATGAACAAGCTGCGACGGAGAAGAGCCCAAAAGACTGAGCGAGATTCAGCTCTTCTCCCACAGGCTCGCCCTCGCGCTGGGCATCGAGAATCCAGCCGCCATGCTGCGGAGAATGCCCGTATCCGTGTTCATGGATTGGCTGGCCTTCGCTGCATCGCAACCGTTCGGAGACGAGCGGGCCGACCTGCGTATGGGCATCTCTACCGCCGCGATCGTCAACAGCTGGCTAGACAGGAAGAAGCGACCGTACAAGCCGTCTGACTTCATGCCGTTCACCAAGAAACGCCCGCAGGTGGGGACCGTCGAAGAAACGGCCCGCCGGCTCATGGCGTTGAACGCCAGCTTGGGTGGTACGTTCGTCGACAAGCGACCGCCTGAACGAAGGGGTAAGATCGTTGGCTAGAGACATTACCGTCGCCCGGCTCGTCGTGCCAGTCGTGGCAAAGACTCAGAACTTTGCGAAAGGGCTAGGTGGTGCCACCAAGCAAGCCGCAAAATGGGCCGCCAATATAGGCGCCACCGTTGCAAAGTTCGGGCTCGCAACGGTGGCCGCCGGCGCTGCCGCTGCGACCGGGGCAGTGCTCGGGCTAGGTGCCGCCCTCGCCAAGCTTACAATTGACGCTGTGCCGCTGGAGGGTATCGGCCAAGCCTTCGAGGCGATGGCACGCGATGCGGGCTTATCCCTTGAATCAATGCGCAAATCTGCCGCCGGCACCGTATCAGACTTCGAGCTGATGCGGAAAGCGAACGTCGCCTTGACCGGTGCCGGCGAGGACCTCTCCAAGGAGCTCGGGCAGAACCTACCTCGTCTGCTGGAGATCGCGCGCGCTGCCTCGCGTGCCACGGGAGAGAGTGTCGACTTCCTCTTCGAGTCCCTGGTCACCGGCGTCAAGCGCAGCTCGCCCATGATGATCGACAACACGGGACTTGCGCTCAGGCTAAGTGAAGCCAATCAGGCGATGGCTGACAGCATGGGCGTGGCCGTCGACGAGCTGACGGCAGAGCAGAAGCAGATCGCCATCCTGCGCGCCACGGTCAAGGCCGGAGACAAGATGGTCGAGCAGTTCGGCGGGGGCGCTGTTACGGCAGCCGAGCGGCTGGCTCAGTTCAGGGTGCAGATTCAGAACGCCAAGGATCAGGTCGGCCTGGCGTTCGTACCCGCCTTGAACGAGCTGCTGAAGCCCATCAACGAGATCGCCAACACGTACGGACCGCAGCTCATCGGCTGGGCGAAGGAGGCCGGCACGTGGCTCGGCAAGAACATGCCCGTCTTCATCGGCATCGCCAAGTCCGTGCTGGAGGGTGACCTGGGTGGCGCGTTCTACATGGTGCGCGGCATCATCAAACAGACGTTCGGGCCCAAGGGCGTCGCCGTCTTCGACGAGTGGGTGGGCAAGATCAAGACGTTCATCGCCAACGCGAGAGCGTTCATCGACGAGCTGACGGCCAAGTTCGACGAGCTCAGACCGCAGATCGAGCAAGCGATGGAGGGCTCCCGCGAGGTGATCGCCGCCGTCTTGGGCTGGCTTGAGACGAACGGGCCGACGATCATCGCCAACGTGCTCGCCGCGTTCAACTCGTTCCGCGAGTGGTTCGTCACGAACTGGCCTACGATCAAGGCCGTGGGGCTTACCGTCCTCACCGTGTACCAGGCGATCATGGGCGCCCTTGTCGACACGATCGCTCAAATCATCCCTCCGCTGCAAGAGGCCTTCGGCAACATCACCGGCGCGATGCAGACGTTGGGCATCACGTGGTCGGACGTCGGCAACGCGATCCTGACCGCGCTGAAGATAGTCGGGATCGCGTTCATCGCCGTGGTGACGATCATCTGGGGCGCCGTCATGGGCGTCATCAACGTGGTCACGCAGCTCGCCCTTCATATCTCGACGGTCGCGAAGGACATGGTCGCCAACTTCAAGGCTGGCATCGAAGCCATCTCCATGATCATCGGCGGCGGGATGGCGATCGTCAAGGGCATCTTCTCGGGCGACCTCGACATGATCCTTCAGGGGATCGTCGCCTTTCGTGAGGGCATCTGGAATCTCATCAAGGTGACCATGATCGGCGTGTGGAACACCATCAAGCTCACGTTCGGCTCCATCTTTGTCGCCGTGAAGGGCTTCATCGAGGGCTTCCTGAACTTCTTCACGAACTTGAAGGAACGGCTCGTCGGCGGGTCGATCGTGCCTGATATGATGAGACTGCTTGTGAGCGCGTTGCGCGCAGGCTTCCAGATGGCGCTCGACCTTGCCCATCAACTCGTCGAGGACATGATCCAGGCGTTCGTCGCACGCATGAACGAGTTCGTCGACGCTGGCAAGGCCATCGTGGAGGGGTTCATCGAGGGCGTCAAGGACAAGGCGCAGAAGCTGGTCGAGGCGGTCAAGGGCGTGGTCAACAACGCCATCCAGGCGGCCAAGAACCTGTTGGGTATGGGATCGCCGTCGCGCGTGTTCATGGACGTGGGCGTGCAGTCCATCAGAGGCATGCAGATCGGCATGGAGCGCGCGTCAACAGCCCTTGAGGCTGCGGCATCCGGCGCGGCGTTGACAGCCGTCACTGCCGCGCGCACGTCGATCGACCGCTCGATGACGCGAGAAGTTCATAACCATTGGGACGTGACCGTCAAGACGGCGGGCAACGCGAAATCGATCGGCAACGACCTGAAAGCCTACGGTGCCGCGTATGGAGGAACGTGATGGGTGACTGGAAGTTTCTTGAGGCCGCAGAGGCGTACAATCGCGTGTTGAACCCGGTCATCGGTGCCAGCTCCAACTACGCTGCGTTGGGAGGCGCGACGGTTTCTCGCGTCAAGACGTACCAGTTCTACCACCGCTGGTCACTGCGTGTGCAGACGAACGCCGACAACAAGGGTGTGTCTTTCACGCTCAAGGCGCTGCCGAACGAGACGCACGTCGTATCGCTCGTCGTGCGCGGGACTCTGCCGTCGTCGTGGGACGTCAGTCTTGACGACTCGAACTACCATAGCATGACCAAGATGCTCGACTTCGACGACGACTGGGCCTGGTACTACGCCTCCATCCCCGCCGCACAGGCCAACGGATCGACCACGCTCTACGTGCGGCAGAAGGGCAGTGGGTCGGGCGACTTCTACCTGGACGCCGTGAACGCCGTCAACGACGACACGCTCTCGACGCCGATCGCGGGCTCGCTGTTAGGATGCGAGTGGCTTGGCACCGAGCACGCGTCGACCTCGCGGCGGAGCATCAGCAGCCGGGCCGGAGGGTACGTGCGCGATTTCAAAGACGACTATGGCTTTGGAATCACGCAGCGCACCGGCGCTGGCGCCGCGACCGTCAGCGCCAACGTCCAGGAGAACATCGGTATCTCAGGCGGGCAGATCGTCAGTGCGCGTCGCACCTCTCGCTCCCTCATCCTGAACGGGGTCTTGAAAGCGTCCTCGACCGTTCCGCTTGACGAGCGGCGCAGCGCGCTTCTCGAGGCATTGGCATCCTCGTCGTTCATCGAAGGGAACTCAGGACCGCAGCCCGTGCGTATCTGGTACACCGGCAACGCGCCGGTGCGCGAGATCGAGGCCACGTATATGAGCGGGCTTGAAGGAAGCGTGACGGTCGACTCAGCCAACGTGTACGAGAACGTCCCGCTCCAGTTCATCGCGTCGGCGCCCGACTGGTACGTCATCAAGGAGACCGCGCTAGACCTCGACACGAGCGATACGTTCGCTCAATACGGCGCCGTCGCGCACGTCGATGGCGACTGGGACAACTTCACCGTGCCAAGCGCCATGACCACGAACGGCATCTACTATCTCGCCGAGGACGCCACCTACGTGTACATGGGCGGGGGGTTCACCAACGGGGACGGCAAGGCCGATTGCGACTACATCATGCGCTATCACAAGCAAGACAAGACGTACAGCGCGATGGACAAGGGTTTGAACAGCAACGTTCGCTTCATGCTCGTCGGGCCGGATGACAAGGTGTACGTCACGGGCGACTTCACGGCGGACGGCAACGCGACGGCCATGCGCCGGGCGTGCTACTGGGACGGGAGCTCGTTCACCGAGCTGGCGAACCTGAATGGCATTTGCTACGGGATTCTGTTCGATCGCTTGGGCAACATCTACCTGTTCGGGGCGTTCACGCAGGTGGGCGGGGTCGCCAAGGCTTACCTCGTCGTCTCAAAGGACGGCGGATCGACATGGGCGATCCTGGGCACGGGCGTCAACGGGGCGGTACTCGCCGGCTGCGTGGACGTCGACGGCACGCTCGTCTTTTGCGGTATGTTCACTACGGCGCATGGAGCGACCGTCAACCGGGTTGCGCGTTGGGACCCAGTCGCTGAAGCATGGTCTGCAATGGCAAGCGGGGTTGACGCCGATCCGAATGACGTGGTACTCTCTCCTGATGGGCGAGTGTTCATCGCAGAGGACTACATCAAGTACTACGACGGCAACACATGGGTTGAAGTCGAGACAGCCACGACCGGGGAAGTCTTTCGGATGGAGTTCGGGCCGGACGGTCTGCTATACCTCGCGGGCGATTTCAGCGACATCGGCGGGCTCATCGCCGGCTATGGGGTGGCCGTATACAACGGGGCAGTGTTCGCGCACATCGGGTGCAAGCCGGCGCGCGGGCCGGCGCCTGTGCGTGACGTGCATCATGCGTTACCGTGTGACGTCGACCCTGCATCGTCGCTGCTGTACGACCTTTACATTGCCACGTCTGAAGTCTTGGGCACGAACAACTACTACGCCGGGGTCACGACCTGCACGAACGACGGCAAGCTGCCCGCCGCGCCGTTCGTCTCCATCAGTCGCAGCGGGGGTGACGGCGCTGAGCTGTGGATCCTACGCAACGAACGCAGCGGGCGGCAGATATGGTTTGACTACCCGCTCCAGGATGGGGAAGAGATACGCATCGACCTGCGCGATCACCGCTCGAAGACCTTCTGGTCGTCGTTTTGGGGCTGGCGCAACGACGCGTTCTTCAAGAACAGCGACGTCACGAAATTTGCGCTTCTGCCTGGCGCCAACGACATCGCGTGCTTTGTGGATCCAGATAACTCGCCGACCGTTGATGCCTATATCCTGTGGCGCGAACGTTATGACGGGGTGAACTGATGCCTGGCTCTTGGGAGATATGGTTGAACGACAATCGCGGGCGTCGCATCGCCGACCCTCGCGGACAATCGCTCATCGCTGACCACAAGGGCTTCAGCGTCTCCCTACGAGCGAACAAGCCGGCGCCGTTTGAGCTCCGCATCCCTCCATCGTTCGACCCGCGCTACATCGGCAAGGACTTCATGGTCGAGTTCTGGCGCTATCCGGCGGGCCGACGGGCCGCGTTCTTCCAGGTGTACTTCGTGCGCTTCATCGAGCTTGTGCGTCAACATGGGGAAAGCTCGATCATCGTCAAGGGCTACGATCCAAAGCATTTGCTCTCTCGACGCATCGTCGCCGCGTACGCCAACGAAACCCAGTCGGCCAAGACCGACTACGCCGACGACATGATGAAGGAGGTCGTCACCGAGTCAGAAGCCGATGGCGTCGATCCAACGCCGACCTATGGCACACGGGCGTGGTCGCTGATGACGGTCGCGGGTGACGACGGGCTAGGGCCGTCGATCACGAAAGGGATGGCCTTCAAGAAGCTGATGGAGTTGGACGGCACGGGCATCCTGCCGGACATCGCTAACGAGGCCAAGGAACGAGGGCACGAGGTCTTCTTCGACGTGGTGCCCGTGTTCACGCCGAGCGGGCTCTCGTTCCAGTTCCGCACGGCCATCGACCAGCCGCGCCCGAACCTGCGCCAGCTAGTCGTGTTCTCAGACGAGCTGGGCACGCTGAGTGAAGGCCGGCTCGTCACCGATTACAGGGACGAGTTCAACTCGGCCTACGCCGGCGGGGTCGGCACGGAAGACTCGCGGAACGTGCAGCAGGCCTACAACGAGTCAGCGCACGATCAAGGACCGTTCGGGCGCATCGAAGAGTTCGTCAGTGCTACGCACGTCGAGGATGACAACGACCAGATCACCGCCGTTGCGCGCACGGCTCTCACCGAGGGGCTGCCGCAACGTTACTTCTCGTGCGTGCCGTTGGACGTTGCCCCGGCGCTTTACGGCGTGCATTGGGGGTACGGCAATCGGGTCGGCGCCCGCTTTTGGAAGCAGACCTACGAAGGCCTCGTGCGGGGCGTCACGATCACGGTCACGCCTGATGAGCCCGAAGCGATCCAGCCGCACATCACATGGGAGGCTGCTTGGACATGACGATCGCATACGACCCGATGATCAGCGATCTCTTGGCGCGCATCAGTAAGCTTGAGAAAGAGTTAGCTCGCTTGCGAACCGTCGAGATACCCACGCCGACCGTTGACACAAACGTGGCGCTCAGCACGTACTCGGCGCGCACGATCGGCACGACCTACCAGGCCGCGACCGATGGGTATGTGGTTGCGCGCATCCAGGCCAATTCGGACGCCGACTGTGGCTATCTTCGCGGTTACGCAGGCACGTCGTCGCCGCCCGGCACGGTGAGGAACGGGGCCAGCGTCTACTACAACTCCGGCGCGGGCATCTATCTCGATTGGAACGGGTTCTGTATGCCTGTCAAGAGCGGGTGGTACTATCGGGTGGTGCTCACCACGCGCGCCGGCGGGTTGGCGTCTGCGATGTACTGGGTGGCTCAATCGGCATGATCACGAACGGATTGACAAACGCGTCTAGTTGGCCTATCATAGGGAGGCGAGGGGAGACCGTTGCCTCTTTTGCTGTCACGTCAAGGAGACCGCATGATGCAAGCGACTTTTGAGCGGCTTGACACTCTCGTTCGGCTTCCTCGCAACCCCAAGCTGCACGACCTCCAAGATATCAACGATGCGTACGACGAGTTCGGCTTCATCCAGCGAATCATCATCAACGACGTCACCGGTCGGCTGATCGCCGGCGCAGGACGCGTGGACACGCTGCAGAGGCGCAAGGTTGCCGGCAAGGAAGCGCCGGCAAACATCAAGGTCGATCAAGACGGCATGTGGCTCGTGCCGGCTGACCGGGTGAGCGTTCCAGAGAGCAAGGAGGAGGCGGCGAGCTTGGCGTTGAACAGGATCGGGGAGAACGAAGGATACGACGACCGGCTGCTCGCCTCCATCCTCTCCGACCTGGCGGCAGACGGCCAGCGTGAGGGTGTCGACGGCCTGGCAGGGACCGGGTTCGACGGAGACGACCTGGACGCCCTGTTACTCAAGCTGCAATCGTCGGGACCGTTGCCGGAGGACGAGGACGGGAGTCGTGACGAGGACGAGTATCGCTGCCCGCAGTGCGGATATGAGTGGTCTGGGAGGCCGAGATGAGCGAGCGAGAGTTCGAGACCGAGATGGTTGACGTGGGTGACCTGAAGGATCATCCTCAGAACTACCAGCAGCATCCAAACGATCAGCTCGAACATCTGATGCAGAGCCTGCGAGAGAACGCTGTTTACCGCAACGTCGTGGTCGCCCGTGACAACACGCTGCTCGCCGGACACGGTGTCGTGGAGGCAGCGCGGCGTCTCGGGCTGAAGCGCATGCCGGTATACCGCCTCGACCTCGACCCGTTCGAGCCTCGCGCGCTGAAGGTGCTGACCGGGGATAATGAGGCTAATCATCTGGCAGAGCGTGACGATCGTCTGCTGTCGGAGCTGTTGAAGCAGGTGCGCGACGCGGAGGACGTAAGCCTTCTTGGCACCGGGTATGATGACAAGATGCTGGCGAACCTGGTCTACGTCACGCGGCCAGCTCATGAGATCGAGACCTTCGACGCCGCAGCTGAATGGGTGGGAATGCCGGAGTTCGATCCTGTGCATCAGCCCAGCCTCAGCATCAACGTTCATTTTCGCAACCAAGAAGACAAGCTGCGGTTCGGGAAAGAGATCGGGGTCGAGCTGACGGAGAAGAGCAAGTACACCTGGTGGCCGTCGAAGAAGCACGAGGACGTGAGATCCATCATGTTCGAGGGCGAAGCTGATGAGCGTG